CTCTTTTCTTTGCTTCTACTGTTTGAGGAACATCTCCTCCTGTTACATGACTATCTTTAACAGTAAGAGCAAAAATCACGCCGCTAACAACAGCTATTAATTTAGATAGTCCAATAATAAATTCTTCAACTTTATCTGGTAAGAATGCAACAAGAGAATTATCACCGTGAATAACAAAAGCTGTGGTAACAGCAATTACTGTTACTATGCCTGATGTGCTAGTTCTCCAATTTGGGCCAAATAATTTAGATAACATATTCTTCATAAAAGATTACACTATTATATTAGATAAATTATTAGTTTTCAAAAGTTTGTGTTTGAATATTATATATTTTTCCAATATTTTCTGAAGAATATTCTATGTCTGGCAAACAAACTTCGTGAACGGTTTTATAAGTTCTTGTTGCTGGAATAGCCATATTGACTATATGATCTTCTAGCGGCGCCATAGAATATCTTAAGAGTCTATAATTATCTAATTTATCAAAAATACCATATAATTTCATATCACACACTCCTTAATTTAGTAAGCTGAAAACTAAAAGTTGGTATACCAAAAGATGCATCATGAGCCTTTATTGTGAAAGGATTTAGGTCTTCGCAAATAAGAGTTGCGCTATAATAACCAGAAGAACTTATGTAAAAATTTTTATCGACACTAAAAGTATCTCCATCACTATCTGAAAGCGGAGGAAATCTTCCTTTTGCCATCCATCTAACTAAAGAAAATGCCGTATTAGGTTCACTTGATCTGTAAAGCTTAATTGTCGCACGTTGATCCAATTTTAGATCGTATCCATAGTATTGAAATCCAATATTATAATAACCAGGTTGTTTAATCGCAACTCTTGCTACGGGATTTATTCCGCTTTGTCCTGAATTAACAAGTTGAAAAACATTTTCATTTGAATTAAATCTTTGATTATTCCAAGCAGGAAATATATCTGTATTTAAACCAAGATTTATGTCACTACCCGTTGGAGTAAAAGAAAACCAAGAAGTTTCAATTCTATCTGGTTCTCCAATTAAAAGAACGCCCGTATTATTTACTGTTGGTCTAACTCCAAAAGTTTTAACTCCACTTATATTTTGATCGCCAGTATTATACACTAAATTATTGGCTGAAAGATCACCGTTTATATTTTGATCGCCTCTAAGGAAAATATTTCCTGTTACATTTAAATTTCCTGTAATACTTACGTTAGATCTAATTGAAGTATAAAGGAAGATGCCTGATGTTGAGCCTCCCCTAAATTCTATTAAATCAACTAAAGAAGTACCTGGAGACGGAGAAGAATTAGCCATAGACAATGCTATTTTAGGATAACCATTATAAGCACCATATAAAGTTGCAGAATGAACTCCACCAAGATTTCTCCATTGTAAATTTCTTGCAGTATTAAAATCTGTTGGAATTCCTGCGTTTGCACCAGCCAGAATTATACCTGAATTAAAAGTTTTAAATCCTTCAATAGTTTGATTTCCAAAATTTAAAACTGCGTCTCCACTTAAAACTTGTATATCATATGATAGTTTATTTCCTGTTAATGAAAATCTAGAATCAATATCCCCACTACTAGGAACATCTCCACTTGCAAGTAATGGTAAAATATTTTGTATCGTTGGTCTTTCATTAAAATCTTTTCTTCCTGATATAATTTGATTACCAGTAGTTAAAACTAAAAAACCAGTTGGAATATTTGGAGCAATTTCATTAGATAGAGCGACCTCAACTCCATTAACTTGAAGCTTTGTCGAAAAATTTTTCAAACCGCTTATTATTTGATCCCCAGTTTGAAAAACTATATTTTGTATTTCGTTTACCAACGCTAAACCTGTTCCATTAACTGTTGGTCTAGTGGCAAAAAGTTTTGCGCCACTGATGGTTTGACTACCAGTAGTAAAAACTAAATTTTGACCGGTAAAAGCAACTAATACCGGTATTTGGCCTGTGTTAAAAGTCTCTGATATAAAACCTGAAATTTCAGCTTGATTAATTTGTTTAATTCTTATTAAATTAGCCATTTTAATTTACCTTACTATGATATAAAATGCTTGCTAAATATGTATCGATTTGATGATTTAGTGCAATTCCATTTATTTGATTTATATTTTCTTCATTTTTATCAACTGGATTATTTATATAATCTTCAATTTTAGAATTCCAATTTTCTGGAGATTCGTTTGCAATAATAATTTTTGCGATTTGTTCAGAAATGTTTTTTTGATCATAGCTTAATTTTTTAAGATTATGTTTTTTTCTTAAAAATGCAGCGACTTCTTCTTCTAGTTTTTGAAATGAAATTAAATTTTCTTTAATTTTAAGAAAACTATATTTTTCATCATTGGCTTTTGATTGCTTACCCTGACCAATTGGTGATACATTTTTTGTAGATTGAGGAGTACTATTCGTTCCAACTGGTCTTCCGACTTCTGCGGGCTTTGCTCCACCAATTAATGGTTGATAAAAACCTTGATCTTTTAGTTGCTTAAATTTTTCTTGCGATTCAACAGATTCTTCCGAATTTGGAAGTCTACCAGTTTCTATAGCCCTAATTCCCTCTTCTGGCGTAAGAACACCAAGTTCAATTAATCTACTATATACTCTAGAATATTGAATATCATCTTTTAGGTCAATATCTTCAAAATGTGGAACAGGAAAATTTTTAAATCCTAAATCTTTACTGATTCTTCTTATTTCGGGTACTAGAAAATCACTAATAAAAGTTTGTCTTGCTTGTTTTAATCTTTCAATAAAAATTTGAACTTTAATACTTTGATTAGCAAATTTCTCATTTCCAATTAAAATGTTATTTAAACCAATCTGGATATCTTTATCAACAATTTGATATTTTTCTGGTCCTAGCAAATTTCCAATATCTGGAATTACAAATTGCGCTTTAGTTGTATAATCTGCGATTAATACACGACCAACACTTTGATTAGCGAAAAGTGTTTGCATTGCTTCTAAATTTTTTTGATTGATTCCACCTTTATCTGGATCGGTCCCCATCGTGATCAATAATATCGCTTGTTGCATTGTCCTCGCAACTGCCATATCCATTTTTTTCATTTCGGCTTTCCAATTAATGTCTTCTAAAACTGGAAATCCCATCGGAATAGAAAATGGTTCATAATCTTGTTTTTTATAAAAAACCGCAGCTAGTCTTTCTCTATCAAGAGGCAAAACTAAATGACCAATTGTTTTGCTTTGTATTTGTTTTCTTGTTTCTGGTGGCAAGCTTTCTAAAACTTCTCTGTCCTCATCTGTTTTTGGGCTTTTTAACCTTTCTAATTCATAATCACTTAACAATTTATAATATTTGCCTCCAGAAAAATTTATGGTTCCACCTATTTGAATATCTGCTGGATTTAAAACTATATATTTTGATGGTAAATTTATTGCGGCTTTAGAACTTAAACCAAAGGTTTGTGTTATTTTACTTAAATCTTCATCTTTAATTCTTGTATCAAATCTATATAAAAATACATTTCCGCTTCTATAATATTCTCTAAAAAATTTATCTTGAAGATCGGTAATATTAATTTTTTTCAATAACGCCGTAAAAAAATCTCTAGACTTTTGACTTCCACCAATAAAGTATAAATTACTCGTAGAAAATTCAGTCATTAAATCTATCGTATTTCTAAAAATTGCAAAATTATAATAACATTTTTGACATAAAATAACCGCATCTCTGATATTCATATTAGAGTTATTTTTTATTCCTGTAGAATATCTAAATGGTATTAATCCATCATCTATATTTTTATATCTATCTGTTCTTATTATTGAGCTAGCCGCATTTCTTCTTGTTTGTATTTCAGAGCTACTAGTCGCAGCTTTAATTTCTTTATAAGAAGCATCAGACACCATCAAAGGTTGAATTTCGTTATTTTTTTCTATTTTTTGATTTTTTTGATTTTTTTTACTCATTTTATTGATAATATTACACTATTATATGCTTAAAATAGATTAATAACTAAATTATTCTTGCATGATCACGAGCAATAGATCTTTGGCTACAAATGTTTCCTTGATTTGGTTCTGGAACAGAAAATATATCAGTAATTGCGGGAGAAACAAAAATCGAAGATCCAATTGTATTTCCACAATTTTTTCCAGCTGGATAATATAATTTATTATAAGCTATGGATTCGTCTATAAAAAAGTTAGTTGTGGAGGTACTAAGTAAATATGGCGCTACTCCTTCAAAAAATAATATTACATTTTTACCAAAATTATTAGTTATACAATCTATAGGGCATTCAACAGTATTTCCATCAAACGGATATGGAGATAGCAAACCAGCTTGCGTAGATCCACCGTAAGGTCCAGTCCCCGCACAATCTACACCTTCTAAAAATGGGTCTGTGCACCCACTATATCTATAGTTTTCTGAAAGGGCACTATAATTAAAAGTAACTTCTGGCCCACCGCCAGCGTGTCCATAAGCCCATGCTCCAATTTTACCATTCTTATACTCAGTAGCTGGTCCACTGCTTGGCGCAAGCGTTTCGGGTCCTATTACTCTACTAGCTAACAAATATGATGAATATAATGCTAATCTAGAATCATAAGGCACACTAAGAAAATTTGCGTCAACTATGTCTATTCTTGCATTTCTAGATATGTCTGCTTGACCTCGAAATAGATAATTAATTAAAGCAATATTAATTGTTTGGTTTGGTTTTAGATCAGTTATGTATTTTAAATTTAATTTATTTGAATTTATATTAAATGAATTCACTGATTTAGGAGGAATTGTTTTGGTTTCTCCTCTGCCCTCTCCAAGTCCCTCAACCCATCTATTAATTCCAACTCTCCAATTACCAAAATTTTTTCCTCCTGAAGCCAATAAATTAAATGAACCCGAAATTGGCTGGGGGCTAAAACTATTCCAACCGCTAATTCCAAAACTAAATGAACCGCTTACTGTTCCATTAAAATTTCTCACAAATAAACAACCACTATTTATATATGGTGATACCGTATAACTTGCTTGTGAATCTACAAATGCAGGAGTCTTATTTACTATTGATAAAATATTCCCGCTAATATTTGTACCTGTTAAAAACACATAATTAGGATAATTATTTAAATAAATTATAACTCCAGTTTGTTGTGCCTCGCCACTTAGAGAAAGAATTCCGCTATAATTTAAAGTATGAGGATTTATTAACTCTTTTCTTGCTTCAAGTCCTCTTTCTGAAGGAAACTGGTTCCATCCGCTTGATCCACCCCATAAATATATTTCTCCACTTTTAATACCAAATTTTTTAGCGTTTTGTTGCATGCTAATTAATATACCATCTATTGCTTCTGTTGTTAACGCATTACTTGTTAAATCTAGATAAGATAAACCTGATGGCGTAATTCCAGTATATATGCCTTCTTGAAAAAGTTGTCTTGATTTAAAATGTACATCTCTTACTCCCAAATATTGAGCATCAACAGAAGTTAAATTATCATATCCGCTATTAAAATACAATATACCTTTCATACCAGTAAAATTATATGCGCTATTAAAAGCCCCCATTGGGCTCGTATTACTGCTCGCAGTAATTTTTCCAATTTTATTTGAATGAGTAAAAGATGTAATCATTACATTTGTGGTTGTAACTGGAATCTTAGCTGTAAATGGTCCCCAAGTTGTATCGGTAGGAGTAAATGTAACAGAATATTTAAATGTTCCTACATTTGTAATAATATTTGGATTAGTCCATGAGAACACTCCTGGTAAATTTGCTCCGCCTCCTGTTATAATAGAATTACCAAGTGTTTGACCCCATTTTATATTTGAAGCACTCGGTAAACCCGTAATACCATAAACTAAGAAAGATTGAGATTCTACTGCTGGAGGAAAACAATTTGAAGCTTGACTAGCAGTTATTGTCACTTCTCCTCCAAATTTACCAAGTGTTACTTTACCATCAAAAACTGTAGCTATTTGAGTATTACTACTTGCATAACCAATAGCTGGACCGCTAGGAAAATTAGTAGTTACATTCAAGAAAAATTGCGGACTAATTGATTGTTTTGGGGATTGTATTGGAGGAAATGTTAGTACTGGAGGAGAAGTTTGGTTTTGGCAGTACGCTTCATAAAAAGCTTGGAACAGTGCATTTGGATTTCTAGCTGTATAAACATATAAACTACCATCATGTCTATGTCTGTACCATGCAATGCCTCTAGAAAAATAAAACCAATCTGGTCGTTCTCCTGGGCAGCCATCAATTTGAGCTCTTTCGCAATTACAAACATAATACTGACACCAATATGGATCATTTAATCCTCCTCCTCCTGCTCCCCAAGTATTGTACCAATATTGCTCTGGACTTATAGTAGCCCCAGGTAAAGTCGTAGTCAAAAGCGGGCTTTGTGCGTAACTACCAGGATTTCTTTTATCACATGGACAATCGCTCATTTTATATTCCTTATTCCTTTTTGAAATTACACATTTTATTGCACCATAATTGGTGTAAAACTAGCAGAATTTGTTTGTTCTACAGAGCTAATTATATCTAAATAACATTTTAAAGCCCAATTTGATAACATTAAAGCCGAATAATTATCTTTTCTAGCCTTATTTGCTGAGGTGCTTCTTTTTAAATGCTGAGGTAAATCGAATGTTTGCGTGCCTCTACTAGTGCTAGAATGTTCTACGAGGGCGCATTGTTTTTTAGTTTGATACATAAAATCATCTTGATTTTCTATAAAATCTAATATCGTCCAATCTTTTTTATCTTCTGTTTTCATTAATTCCACTGGCGCGCCTTTATTAATAACTTCATTAAAAAAATCTTCATTTGCTGCGGTTCTACTAGCAAACCATATTTTTTTATAATCTATACAAGCCTGTAAATGCTCATTTCCTTTTCTAATAAAAGTATTAGTAAATACTTGATTAAAAGCTATTCTTTTATCTTCTAGATTATATTTTCTTTTTGCATTTTTTACCATCATCTCATATTCTATACCATCTAAATCTGAATCAAACTCAAAAGTTTTTATTTCTAATTTTTGTTTTTTAAATAATTCAGATTCATTACAAGCCGAAAGAAATACGTCTGCGCCAGCATTATCTAATATCATAAAAACAATATTAAAGTTATTTAATATATAGTACAAATAAGCAACATGATTTTTTAAATTGCCAAGACCAGCATACGTATGCACTAATATGCCTTCTTTTTTCTCTTCGTCTACTTCTAGTATTGCCATTGCAAAATAGTCTGCGTTTGGACTGTCGCTCATATTAGGGTCAATGCCTAAAATATATTTTTTATTTGGATTACCCTTAAGTAAAGTATGAGGCTTTTCTCCCAGTTTTAATGTGCAGTCTTCCATTTTTTTAGCATTAAAATAACTATCACTTCCATCCGTAAATCTAGCGCAATATTCTCTAAGAAAACCGCTATGGCTAGATCCTCCAGCTTGAGCTTCTTCAATAATTGTTTTATCTATCATTTCTTCTGGGAGAGCCTCGTAACTCATTTGACTTACAAAGTAAGTAGCTTCGCCAATATCGTTACTAATAATTTTTTCTGTCCAATCTGTATAAGTTTTATAAAGATTTTCAAAAGTAAAACTTGCCGAAGAAAAAGCAAGCATTTTACTTGTATTTTCAAATACCATTCTATCTTGTTCCTTCATTAAGCCTTCTGAAATTAATTTATCTTCCATTTCTCTTATTTCCATTCTTTCTTTAATATTTTGGGGAGCAACAAGAAATGGCATAAGAACATTTTTAATTATTTCTTCTGGTAAAAGTAAAAATTCGTCAAGCACTAACACGTTAGCTCTAAAACCTCTTATTTTTTCTCCATTTAATGGGATCGCCGTGATTGTTCCTCCATTAATTTGCCATTCAAATTGATCATTCCTTTTTGCTTTTGCCCCAAAACATTGACTCAATAATTCTGCGCCCTGGCTATTTACTATTTTTTCTAAATTATTAAATACAAATCTTGCTGTTCTAAAAGTCGGACCAGCAATTAATATTTTTGTGTTTGGTTCAAAAATGCACTGAAGAAAACAAAAAACTGCAGCCATAAAAGTTTTGCCACAGCCTCTACCAAAAACACACATATTAAAATTTCTATTAAAAAAAGCTTTTAAATGAAGTTCTTGATAAGGAGCTAATTTGACTCCGCTGATTAATTCTGTAGTAAATCCTATATTAGCTCTTAAAAATTTAGCTAGTGTTATTTTCGCCTCTTTATCATTAAGCATTCCTTTTAATTGGGATAATTCTAAATTAGTATCCTTAACCTCTTTTAAATATTTTTTTGGACAATCAATCATAATCTTTTTAAATCATATGCAAGTTGCAAATCAATTTTTTTATAAAAACAATTACTTGCAAAAATTGTTTCTATTATCCTTTTCATCTCTTTTCTTCCATCAACAAATAAAAATTGTATATTTAAGTACTCTTGAATAAGAGATCTAACGTTATGAAATATAAACTCTGGTGTTGCTTTTATTTTTTTACTTATGTGGGGTAAATATTGAAAACTTAATGCGTTTGATAATTTATCTTCAATTATTATAATTAAATATGCACCATCTTTTTTCGCTTTCTCTATTTCATTTTTAAATCTATTAAAATTACCACTACTTAATGTACTAATAAAATCGCTTAAGCTTTTTCTTTCTATATAACAATTGCAATTATCATTATTAAATGCATAATCTCCGTAAGATAAAGTTTTAATTTCAAATGGTATATCAAATTTTAACCAGCTTTGTTCTCTTGTATCTACATAAATCGTATCTTTAGAAGAAAGGCTATTTTTAAATTGATTTGAAATATTATCTGGATGAATAAATTTATTTTCTAATCCAACCTCAGAGCATAAATCGTAATAATCTTTAAATATTTTATTATAGAAAATAATTGATGGACTCATTATAGTCCTTAGTTCAACTTGAGAAGGTGAATAAATTAAATTTTTTTCTTTTTTTCTCTTAATAAGAAGCGCTTTGCAATATTCTTTGGCTTTTTCTACTGACTGTTCTTTAAGCCATTTCTTCATATTGTTTTTATCATTAAAATCACTATTAAGATATTGTTCTTTGCTTTTAAAGTTTATAACTTCTCCCGTAAGTAAATCTTTTTTAGGATAATACTTATGGTAATATTTTTCTTTATTTAAACCGTAACCCCTTAATGCAAGATGAAGTGTTTTTTCATCTTTAAATTCTTTTCCGTCAATTTTACATACTACGCTCATCCGTTTAAAATTTCATCTCTTGAGATGCCTAGAATTTTACATTTAACTTCATCCATTGATGATAATCTATCTATCTCTTTTTCTAAAATATTTTTTCTAAGTTCGGCCATTTTTAATAATTTATTTCGACTTTCTTCTTCTTTCCACATTTGGACAAGATTAATAATTGAAGCGGTCTCTTTTACTTGCTTGCTAAGTCTTTCGCTTCTTTTAACTTTTAAATCATTAAGTAATTTTTGTTGACGATTTACGCAGTCATTATATTCTTTCCTCGCCGTATTACTAGCTTCTACAAGGGCCATAGGGATTTTCCCATCTTCTTGGATGGCCATGTCAATTTGATTTTGAAGCAAATTAATTGTTTGTTGAATATTCGAAGATATTACTACTTCTGTAGAGAGAACAATATATTGATCTACTTCTTCTTGCGTTAAATCGCTTTTATCATAAGTATATCTCACAAAGCTGCTTTCGAATAATTCCCTGTCTCTTTCGTCGTCATATAAATTAATTTGATGACAAAATCTAAAAGTATTCATGTATCCAATTAACGAATTAACTTCTTTCTTTTCTTTATGAGTTATTTTATTTTTATCTATACCATTTAATATGTATCTATTTACTTTCGCCATCATTCTTTCTTCGCTACGTGGAGGTTTATATTCTCCATTTGCAGCTTCTTCATTTTCAACGTTATTATACTTTATATTACTTGGTAAAGATTTCATATACTCTAAAATACTTCTAGTTTCCTGGCATAAATTAGTTAAAGAATCGTTTTTAAATAATATTTTTGCTATTTCTAATCCAGTCATCGTGTGGCAATTATTACTTACGTATTCTTTTTGCTCTAAAGTTAATTCTAAAAGACCTTTAGCTTCATATTCGTGACTTTTTCTAGGTTTAATTTTTCTTGAAGCAAGAAATTGTTTTACAGCTTTCCCCTCTTTTGATCTTCCGTCTAAATCTTCTCTATCAAAAGCTAATTTAACTAGCTCTGCTAGAGATGGAGGATTTGTTGGGCGATTATTCCATTCGTTTAAGAGTTTTAATTGTTGCTCTTCTGTCAATATTAAAATTTCTTCGCTCATATAATGTCGATATCTCCGTTGTATAAATGTTTTTTGACTTTTATGATAATAGCTTTTTTTAAATTTTTAATTTGTTTATATCCGGCAATTCTATTTTTTTCACTTGTTCTATATCCCATAAGCTTAGCAACTTGTTCTTCGTTTTTTCCTTCAATATAAAGATATTTATATATCTTCCATTCAATTGGTTTTAAAATTTTTTCCATTTTAATATGAATATTTTGCGCCGTGGTTTCAATATTAAAATCATTTTGTTTCATATTGCCTATTTCGTTTGTATGATTTTCTAAGCTAACAGTAAGTTTTGTGTCATGTGCATTTTTTTTATTTTTTTCCCAATTCGCATACAAAGGACAAGCGCTACATTGTTTGCCATAAATTGAACAACCATCTTCCGTTTCTGCGGCTGAACATTTAAGGCATGGCCTTGTATAATTGCTATAATTATTTCTTATAAGATTTTTAATTTGATTGCTTATTATTCTATTAACCCAAGGCTCTAGTGGTTTTTTAGCATCATACATACTCCACTTTCTGTAAATATGAAATCTTAAAATTTGCGAAACATCACTAAAATCCATCCAAGCAATCGCAGTTAAATTCCACTTATTTTTTCTTTTTAATATTTCAGTGTTTATTATGTCTATGCAATCTTCAAAGCTTCTTTGTTTTTTAGCCATCTTTCTTTCCCTTTCGATTTCTAATCGATTGGGATGCCGTTCTTGTAGATGGTTTAATAGCACCAGCTTCCCTAGCAAAATCTTCTAACACTTTCTTCTTATCAATTTTTTCATCTATTCTATTTTTTCTTAAAAGATTTTCTCCTCCCGCTGAACTACCCATTATTTTTCCTAATTTTTCTTTATTTTCAGATTGGATTTCTAGGTCAAATAATAGATTATTAATTGATGGAATATTATTGACTTCTTCGCCTTCGTCTTCCAAATAGTCTTCATTTTCTATAATTTTAGTTTCTTTAACTATTGTTTTTGTATTAGCCAATATTGTTTGATTTTTTCCATTAAAAAAAGAATATCCACAAGAACTACAAAATTTAGGTTTCTGCATAGAATATTCTGTAGGTGCACCGCACTCAGGGCAGTATATTTTTAACATATATTATTATATGCTAAAAAAATAAGTTATTCTAAATATTAATTGGTACTACTAATATAGTAGAATATTGAAGTGTGGTTCGAAGCTGTACTATATACTGCTGTATCTGATGTTACTTTAATAGTTGCTGGTAAATTACAATTTCCAGCTGCAACTGCAAAAATAGTTGCACCACTTCCATCTGTTTCTTTTAAAATTGTATCTGCATGCGCATTTACTCCTAATAGATAAATGCTCTTTCCTGCTCCTGGTGCGCTTATTACAACGCCAGCGCTATTAACGGTTGCTACTAATGCTGTTTTTTCAAATCCCGAATCTCTAAATAATTCTGACATAACTATTATTACACCTAAAAATTAATATAAATTATTTTTTCTTATCTAGCTCTTCAAATTTTTCTATTATATAAGCTAATATATCATTTCTCATAATATCATCTGTGCCAAATTTAAATGTCATAATACCTTTGTCGGAGCTTTTCTTATCGTTAAAAAGATCATAAATTTTTTCAAATCCACTATTTTTAATATCTGATTGTCTAATATCTCCTATCAATATAAGTTTACTAAATCTGCCCATTCTAGTAGTAATGAGAAGAAGGTCATGTATACTTAAATTTTGGGCTTCGTCACAGATAATATAACTAGCATTTATACTTAAACCTCTAAGGAATCCTACTGGTAAACCTTTAACTCTTTCTTGTTTTAAAAGATTATCTACTTGATTCTTTGGTAATAATTCGTGAAGTTTATCCATTAATGGTTGCAAATATGGATCTAATTTGCTGTGAAGATCACCTTTAAGAAATCCAAGATTATGAGTAGAGCTTTCTACTGGATTTCTAATATAGAAAATTTCTCCTATTTTTTTACTATTTAAAGCTTGAAGTGCCGCATATACGGAAAGTAAACTTTTTGCTGTTCCTGCGGGACCCTTGCAGAAAACAATTTTTGTAGTTTTATCTTGAAGTAATTGTATAAATTTTTTCTGATTATCTGTCCATTGTAATTCTCGAATATCTAGTGATCCTTCAATTTTATCTCTTTGAGGAACTACTGGCGATTTGTCTTCTTGCTTACGTTTATTTTTTTTAGACATTAAACTTCCATAAATTATTACACATTTATTTTGTAATTATCTATTTAATATTAGGATCTGCTAGATTTGGATTATGTTTTGGTTTTGTGCCGCGTTTATAACTATGATATATCTCTTTAATAACTTCAACTGGTTTTTCTATAATTTTTTCTATAGGTTTTTCAATTTCTACTATTTTTTCAATAGTTTTATCGTGTCTTCTTGTGGTCAAATTATTATAAGCAATAACTAATGCTACTGCTAATGGATCAAAAACTATAACAATTAAAATTATAAAAAGTCTAACTGCATTTTCTATTTTCATTCCAAAAGCTTCTGCTACGAATTTAAATGTTCCAATCTCGCCTTTTGTATTATCCGCTTCTAGCGTTATTATCTCTTGAGTAGTTTGAGACGTTTTTTGCTCTAAGCCTTGTAATTCAGAAGTTACTGCTTGAATTTGATTAAAAAGGCTTGTTATATTTTGTTGAGAGCCTTCAACTATTTTATTGCGGCTATCTAATAGTTTAGAATCTGTTACTTTTTCTGTTTTTTGACCGCCAAATAAACCGCCGCCAGTTGTTTTAGTTGTGGTTACATCTTGCTTTACTGCGCTATCTAAGGAGGTTTGATATGTTTTTTGTAATTCTATAAGATCTTTTAATTTGCTTTTATTAAATTCTATTTGAGAAGTAAAGAAAGACTGTTGATTTTTAAGGCTATTAATTTTTGCTACATTTAAACTATATTGAGAAAAGTTTCTTTGAAATGCATCAGAAAGGAAACCAAATATACCAAGGCTAGTTATGCCCATGAGGAGTATTGTAGCGGCTAACATATATTTTCTTAATAGTTTATTAATATCTTGCCAATATCTATATAAATATGAAGCTGTTACAAGTTTTGCTATTTCTAGTGATCCAGCCATTATTGCTACGCTCCAAAAGCTCGCTGCAAAAAGAAGAGCTATACCTTTAACGGAAAAAAAGGCAGCGCATCCAGCTAACAAAAGGGCCGAAGCCCCAACGATAAATTTAAACATATATTATATTTACACTTATTAATATAGATTGACAAGTTTTATAAATTATGTATAATATACATATATGAAGTTATTTTTTGTTTATTTAATATTAATTTTTGTAAATATTGGATATACTGAACAATTAGAAGAAAATGGATTAACAACCTGTACGGAAGAATTTTTAATTCAAGATCAATTATTTATTGATAAGTATGGTGGTAATGGAAAGAAATCTGTGCGGCAAACTGTAGAATTAAAGCGTTAATTATCTATTAAATATTCTGCGTCTATAATTTTATTTTTATATTCAATAAGTTTAGCTGCTCTTAATGGGTTTCTTTTTAATCCTATATCTTTTGTGTCTAATTGAAAAGATCCTTGATTTATATCATAAACATAGTATGTATTATTCCAATGGAATATAGAAACCGCATGACCCAAAAAAGATCTTGGATTTTTTGGATTTATAATCTTATATACTAATATGTTTCCCCATACATTTTTATCTTGAAAAGATCTTCTTATATCTTCATAAGCTATAATACTATTTATTAAACAAGAATTTGGTAAACCTTGAAGTTGTCCGTAAGAACTAAATGCGAAAAGTAATATAAATATAAATTTTTTCATAATACTTCTCCTCCAGATCTATTAACTATACGAACCAAATAAAAATTTGGCCGCTTGTCTAAAGATTTAATATAAAGTTTTATGTTTTTTCTTTCTAAAGATTTACTCATCGCTAGTAAAGCTTTTGGCGTTTGTTCGTCTTGCAAATCGCAAAACCAATATATTGCGTCTACATTTTTTGAAGTTAAATTTCTTATTGCTCTAATCGTAGGACTAGCGGTTGTAACTAATTCGCAACCATTTATTCTCTCTATAGAATAGTTTTTAAATCCGCTTCTTACATCCCTTTCGAGTTCGTCTATATATGGGGTCATGCTTGGCGATATATCAAGAATTACGCCTAGGTTTCTTGCGGAAATATTTGTTCCTAGAATATTTCCAGTTGGAGGGGAACCTTCTTTTTTAGACTTTCCATCGCCAAACCCATTAAGTAGTCCCCCTTTAATTTTATTTTTGACTTTTGGCATATATGATATATTAGGAGATAATGATTTAATAATTTCCTGATCAATATAAGCTGTATCTTGTTCTGGAACGGGATCAATTGAGTTTTTATTTGAATAGCTTATATATTGTTCTGATATATCATCTTCTGAAGATTCTAATGGTGGGGCTTCATATAATTGCTCTTCTGGTATAGCATAACTTTCAAACTCAATAAATTGTTTTTTGGCCTTTGGTGCGAGGAGGTCAAGGATAATAAAAGCCGTTAATCCGGCCGCGTGGACTAAAGCAGAAGCGATTAGGCTAATATTTTTTATCATGTTATCTATCCTATAGATTACAATAAATATAATATAAAGTAAATATAAAAAGACCTTTAGAGAAAAATATCTTTCTGGATTTTTTTAATCTCAAAAATATAATAATATAAGCTCAAATAACGGATTTTTAAAAAAGGGGGGTGTAAGTATACCTATCAATGAAATCAAAGGGTTTTCTTTTATTTGGATTATTTGTTTTTATCTTAGGATACTGGTTAGGAATAGCAAATATACAAATAAATTATTTTAGAAAGAGTAGCGGCGAATCTATCCTATACATATCAGGTAAAAATAGTTTTATTACTATAGATATAAGAGACAAGAAAACAAAACAAATATTATATTTAAATGAATAGCGGCAATTTTAATTTAAATTATATATAGAATAATAGTTTTATTGTTATGGGGAGAATGATATTAGTACCCCCGCGCCTAGTTTCCAAAACAAAAAAGGTCAATTTTTTCAAAAATAGGGGGGTATCTTTTTCTGCGATTCTCTGTAAGTCGCTGATAATCAATGAAATTTAACTGAAGAAAAATGCTCTGTAGCTATTGACAAAATAGATATCTGTGATAGATTAGGAGTATGAAAGTTAAAGCAAACATCAAATTCAACCTAGACGAAACCATCAAACGCCTTGAGGCTATCACGGCTGGCTTCCAAGCCTCTGCCCAACGCCTCGACAATATCGTGGCAGAAGCTCAAGCCAAGAAAGACGAAGCTCATCAGAAGTATATGGGCGAAGTTGTAAAATAAACCCTTGACGAAACATCAACCAAAAGGCAACATAGACTCTATGAAAAACCAAATCAACATAACAATGCAACCCTTCGGCAACACAACCGCTTTCCTCTTGGAAGGCACACTAACCCAAATCGAGAACTTCTTTAATCAGATGTTCAACTGGGGTGCAACCTCTGGCGAGTTGCACGATA